GGGCCGCTCGTGCGCGGCATCGCCGACGAGCCGTGGAACGTCGGCACCAAGACTTTCCGCCCCGACGGGCCGAACGCGCCCGCGTCCTTCTACCTCGTCAACACTGCGTCGCGGGAGGAGCAGGGCGAGTCGGTCGCCACCGACGTCTTCATCGCCGACGAGTACGACCGCATGGACCCGCGCGTGGAGGACGCTTACGCGCACTCGCTCGACTCGTCGCGGCTGGGACTGCGGCGCTACATCTCGACGCCCTCGCTGCCTGGCCGCGGTGTGGCGGCGAAATTCGACGCGTCGGACCAGAATCGCTGGCACCTCAAGTGCGCGTGTTGTGGCCGTTGGCAGGCGCCCACGTGGGACGACAACGTGGAGCAGCGGCGTGGTCCCGACGACCTGCTCCAACGGCTCCGGTTCGACAACACGCTTGTCGTCGAGACGGGAACGTTCGTGCGCGTGTGCCGCTACTGCAAGAAGCCACTCGACCTACGTTCGTGCTCTGGCGAGTGGGTCGCGGCGTACCCGCAGCGCGATATCCGCGGCTACCACCTCTCGCAGGTCATCTGTCCGTGGCGCAGTGCCGACCGCATGGCGCGCGAGATGACTGCCGCCAAGAGCGTGCAGTCGTGGCGCAACTACGTCCTCGGCGAGCCGTGGCAGGGCGAAGGCGGACTGCTCGACGTGGCGACGTGGGAGCAGGTGCAGGAGTCCCTGCCGCTCGTCACGGCGCGGCCGCGCGAGGCGGCGGTCGTGTCGGCTGGTATCGACTGGGGCCGCATCAACTGGGTCGTCGTCGAGGCGCGCGAACGCAACGACGCGCCGCCGTACATCTGCGGTGTTGGGTGGTTCGAGGACACCGCGACACCGATGGAGAGCGCGCAGCGCGTCGTGGACTTCCTGCGCCCCTTCAATCCCGAGATCGTTGTGGCTGACTTCGGCTATGGCGCCGACCGCAACCCGTATATGGCGAAGGCGTTTCCCGGGAAGTTCTGGAGCGCGCGGTACGAGGACGGTGGTGATCGCCGCGGCCTTACCTACGAGCCGGCCTGGCGCGACAAGGATCGCCGCGTCGAGGCCGACCGCACCGCCGCGCTCAAGCACCTGTGCGAGCGCGTGCGGTTCAAGCAACTGCGCGTCCCTGTTGCTGTCGAGCAGCGCAGCGCCACGCTCAAGAGGCACTGCACCTCGCTCGCGCTGCTGCACGAGCCGGACCCGCGGCGCGAGGGTGATGAACGCGAAACGATCGGCGCGACCGGGCCCGACCACTTGGCCCATGCCACCCTCTATGCTACCGTCGGCATGGACCGAGCGAGTAGAACAAGCGGCGCGCGTCTCGTGTTCCTCGACCCGTTCGGCGACAGCAGCAGCGCCGGCGGCGTCGTGTTTCCGGGCGCATCGCTGCTGCCGGGAGTACCGCGATGAGCAAGACCTGCGTGTGCGGCCACGAGATCCTCACGTCGTCGAACGGGCCGCAGCCCGATACCTGCGGCGCGCCCGAGTGCGGCGCCGAAGTCGCGCGCGCGCACCTCACCGCGCAGCCGCCGTCCCCGCCGCCGATGCCGGACGACGAGGACGAGTGAAGATCACTCCCGCCACCGGCCTCACGTTCGAGCGCGTCGGCGCTGGCGTCGTCGTCACCGTCGAGGAGACGGTGCAGTACGACCTTGACGCTGCGGCGGTGTTGCGGGTGTCGGATTTCTTCAACGCCGTGACGCTCGGCAGCGACGAGAGCGACGAGACGGAGGAGTAGGCCATGCCCGGTGCGTTTCTCAGCGTCATCGAGAAGGCGACCGACCGGCTCTCTCGCCTCGCAGCGCCGCGAGGCGGCGGCAACGACCCAAACGAGATCCACACCTCGGGGCCGCCGCGCAAGAGCGCCCTCGCCGACCCGACGTGGGTGCTGTCGGCGCTGCGCTTCCGCGACAAGCCGTGGGGGCTGTCCTACGACGTGCTGCGCGTCATGGCGATGCGCAACTCGGTCATCAGTGCCATCGTCCAGACCCGCATCAACCAGGTCGGCGCGTTCTGGAAACCCGCGCACACGAAGCGCGACGGCAAGGGCTTCGTCGTGCGTCACCGCGACGTGGACCACACGCTGACGAAGCAGGAGGAGAAGTTCGTCAAGCGCGCCGAGGATTTCATCAGCCGCTGCGGTGACATCGAGCGCCCGCGCGACCGCTTCCACACTTTCATGAAGAAGTGGCTGCGCGACTCGCTCGTGCTCGACCAGGGGTGTTTCGAGTTGGTGCGCGACCGCAAGGACCGCGTGCGCGAGTTCTTCGCTGTGGATGGCGGCTCGATTCGCCTCGTGCTCGATGTGCCGAGCGGCATGGTCGAGTCCTACGTGCAGGTCATCCGCGGGCAGCCCGTGACGACCTACCAGCAGGGTGACCTCGCGTTTTGCATCCGCAACCCGCGCGCCGACCTCATGGTGGCGGGCTACGGGCGCAGCGAACTCGAAGACCTCATCAATGTCGTCACCGCGCACCTGTTCGCTGAGGAATACAACCGCCGCTTCTTCACCCACGGCGCGACGCCGAAAGGGATCATGTTCATCGAGGGCGGCGACATCACGCAAGACATGATGTTTGCCTTCCAGCGCGAGTGGCAGGCGAACCTCGCCGGCGTGATCGGCGCGCACAAGGTTCCTTTCATGGCGCTGCCGAACGGCAAGCCGAACTTCGTCAACATGCAGTCGTCGAACCGCGAGATGGAGTTCGGCCGCTGGATGGATTACCTCATTAACATCGCCTGCGCCGTGTACCAGATCGACCCCGCGGAGGTGAACTTCCCCAACCGCGGCGGCGGTACGGGCGGCGACCAGCCGCTCATCAGCGGCGGCACGGCGGGCGAGGCCGACCGGCTCAAGCACTCGAAGGACAAGGGGCTCGTGCCGCTTCTAGAGTTCGCAGCCGAGAGCATCACCGAGAACATCCTGTGGGAAATGGACGGACGCGGCGGTGCCGGCGAGGACTTCATGTTCGAGTTCGATGGCGTCAACGCCAAGGACCGCTCGGACGAGGTGAACGTCGAGAAGACGGAGGTCGAGTACCTCTACACCGTCAACGAAATGCGTGCGAAGCACGACGAGCCGCCCATCGACGGCGGCGATATCATCCTCAACCCGACCTACACGCAGGCGCTACGCGACAAGCAGATGGCCGACCAGCAGACGCAGCAAAGCGCAGCCGACACGGGCGACGTGAACACGATGCCCGCGCAGGAACCTGACGACGAGGAGTTGCGTCAGGCGCTTGTCGAGATCGAAGTGCTTCCGCCCTTCACGCACGCGCAGTCGTAACGGAGGTCACGTCATGCCCGGAGGCATCCCGCTCGACAAGGCGTTCGGTGGCATCGCCGCCGCGTTCCGCAGCACGCCACCGCTGGCGAAGGCTGAGCGCCTCGTCGGCGGCAAGGCGGACGGTCGTGCTGATGGCGACTTCGACGCCACCGCGCTCGCCGCGGGCGTAAAGGTCGAGCGCGAGCACACCGACGACCCCGAGAAGGCGAAAGAGATCGCGAAGGACCACCTCGCCGAAGACCCGCAATACTACGAGATGCTGGCGCGCGTGGAGCGCAAGTCGCAGCAACTCGTCGTGACGCTGGAGAAGGCGGGAGCGCCGCACAAGTATCTCGAAAGGAAAGCGGACGGCCGCGGCGGCTGGAAGTACAAGTACCGTGCGTCCGGTGCGCTGACGTGGAAGCAGAACCGCTTCGGGGTTCATATCGGGAAGCCGAAATCCGACACGCACCAGTATCACGTCACCGAAGACGACCTCGATGGTGTGCTACTGCACTACGCTGACGGCGCCACGTTCCGTCGCGTGCAGGGTTACGACGAGAGCCTCGCGGGTGCGTGCCGCTGGGGCACAGGCCGGTACACGGGGCGGCGGAAGAGCCACATGAGCATCGCGCACGCGAAGGCCGCCGCCGACGCGCACCACAACACGCACCACGGGCGCACGCGCTAGCGCAGTCCCACGAACTTGTGGGACTGCAACGACAGTCGCCACCCGGCGTGCGCGCGCACGAACGCGATGCACCGCGCGACGTTCGCTTCCCACTGCACCTGCGCCGACGACATCGGCATCTTGCGATGCAGATACGAGCCCTCGACCGTCTCGGGGTCCACGGGGTCCTGCGGCTGCACGTAGCGGTAGTAGAACGTGCCGCGCGCTTCAAGCGCGAGTAGCTCGTCGTCCGTCCATCCTGGCTCGCCGGGCACTGCGCCGGGCAGCACGACTTTCAACTCGTTGCCGTCGCGCAGCGCGAACAGCGAGCCGTGTTTCGGCGACACCGTGACCCAGTTCAGTCGCGCGAGGACGGGCTGCGGCGGCGCGATGGAACCGTTCGTCTCGACCGCCACCTTCCAGCCGTCGTCACGCAACGCATCGACGAGCGCCGCATCGAGTTGCAGCAGCGGCTCGCCG